GTGCTCGGGGTAAATGTTGACTGCCTGTAAGATCGTAGAGACTCCGACTTGGAAGACGTACAACCCGCGGTCGTTGTCGTACGTCACGCGCCCCAACAACGGGGGAACATAAGTCGGCATGGCAGAACGCAGTTCCCGGAGCACCCGGGCGATCTTCAAAGGTCCCTCGAGGCGCATCTTAGAACTCGATGTCCTCCGCCTCTTGGACGGGCTTCGGGGATGGCTTGGAGACGCGCACTTGCATGTTTCTCTCGCGTTCGCGGACTTCGCGATCGATGTAGGTTTTCGCCACGTTCAATCGGTAGGCAACGTTATGGACGAGCCCCAACCACACTTCGGCGGCGAAGTTTTGTTCGAGGATCCAAGGGTATTCGTAGACTCCGACCGAAGTCGTCAGCAACGAACTTTCTTCCACCTGCATGGACAACCGTCGCTTCGAGATGATCGCGACCTTGATCCGAAAGTGCTGGAACGAAAACGGGAACGCAGCCCGTACGCGTTCGACCACTCGCTTGCACGTGTTGCAATCATGGTAGCCGTGGGGACATGACGGGGGTTCGTACGTGGGGGACAGGATGCCCATTACGACCTCCCGCTAAATGAAAACGGGTTTCGGAGTTGGAAGGTTCGATCTTCCGGGGCCATCGGCGGACCGCCGTGAAGCTTCCGCATTCCAACGACTAGGTCCTCCCGTACTTCCACGAGGTTCGGGTAAAGGTCCTGGAGGATTTCTAGCCAAGCCGCTTGGCTATGTGCGGGAACTGCCTCGACCGCGGCACGCGTACGCCATGCCGTCTGCGCAAGAACTGGGAGTTCTAGCGCCACGTGATAAATTAGATGTTTGCGTCCGGAGAAGCGCAAAGATGGGCGAAGCCATTCCCTTTCGAGGGGAAAGGACCGCAAAATCTGCGCGCGTAATTCGTCGCACGGAACACAATGCTGATATCCATGCGGGCAGGGAGGAGTTTCGGGAGGAGTTTCGGAGTTCACTTCGGAAGTGAACCGAGTTGCTTTGGACATGGGTGGATCTTCGCTTTCGTCGAATGGGTATTGACTAAGAAGCTAGGCTGGGTACAACTCCGAAGGTCACGGGGAAACGGAACGGGGAAGACCCCATTGACCGCGGCTAACGGGCAATGATGGTCGACCCCTTCCCAAACCCAACCCGAACGCCTACTCAAAACTTAAGGGAGTTTTGACATGACGCCTTGGTTGTATTGGCCGCCGATCCGAGAGCGGCGGGAAAATAGAATCCGGGGTCCTCACGGCGCAAGAAACGTTCGGGGGCGACCCACTCTCGCGGGTGCGATGGCATGGCACAAAAGGCAAACCGGTTGGGGGCTTGGTCAACCGGAGCCCTTCATTAAGGAAACGAAAGAGAGCCTACCCAAAACGAACTAGCTACGTGAAGCTATGACGGCCCGGCCCGCCCTGTCGGACGTAACGGCGTAGGGGCGCGCGTGTAGTAGAGTCTTCGCCTTTCTCTCAACTGTGGATCCCCCACGGACGGCACGGTCCGCTAGCACGAATTTATGGGACGCGACGGCACACCGTACTGGTCCCCGAGTACGGGGCCGTCGTCGTATGGCGGTGTGTCGTCGACGCCGCCACATCCCCGCTATACCGCCGCACTACACCCCGATCAATCTGAATTGACGGACCAATTGCGCTTCCAGTCCAGCGGAGTGTTTACCCGGTAACGCTCTTCGACATCCGCGATCATTCGCTCTTCTTCGAGTGCCCACCATTCGTCAGAATATGGTGTGGCCGCGTCACGAATTCCTAGACCTACCTGTGAGGTCCAGGAGGATATTTCGCGCTCGCCATACAAGAAAGCGTCCGGCAAGTGATCACGCGAGCCCGGCGAAGCGTCGGTGCGTTCGTCGTTCCACGCCAAATTACTGAGGTCGTCGATCAACTCGACGTTACGGCCGCGTACGATCTTGATGCGCCCCGCCCGTAATTCGCCCGCGACGAATTCCAAGTAGACCCCTTTGTCGCGTTTGGCAGCCGCCTTGATCGGAAGCGCGAACCGTTGTCGCATTTCTTCCGCCACTGCCTTACCCATACCCCCTGTGTCGCACACTATGCTCCGGAACGCATATCGTTCCCTAAGTCGTTCCACGTGCGCGGCTACCGCTGACGGGATCAGGTGGGTCTGCTCGTAAGACTCGATCACATATGAGGTCGGGTCGTTTTCCACACGGCCCCACACCACGAACGCGGTCGGGTCGTTGAAGCCGATGTCGATGCTAAGCGCATAGGTCCAGGCGTCGGGGGGCGCGGTCGGTAGGTCGGGAACCACGTTCCGCGCGCGGTCGAAAGGGTAGATGTAGTCGTCCCCCGTGACCGCCCACTGGCCCATGTACTCGCGCAGGTAACGCGGCGTGCTTTCGCTCCATCCATAACGGCGGCGGAGATCGGCTAGCCACTGGATGCGCCACAAGCGCCGCGCCATCGGGTCCACGAGTTCCGCGGGGCCGAGCGTCGGGTTGTCGATCAGCGTCCAATGGAAGGTCGCCCAACCCCTTTGCTCGGCGTCCCGTACGGTCTCGTAGAACCATCCGGACATGGTCGGGTTCGGCGTACCCCCGACCAAGATTTCCCCGTCGTAGTCGATCGACGCGGGCTCCAGGACCTCGGTCACGAGGTACTCCAGGACCTTGGATCGAAAGGTCCCCGCTTCGTCGACGATCGCGACCGGAAACTTGCCGCCGCGTGCTTTGTCGCACGCTTCCAACGTATCGGCGCCCATCAGCGAGATCACCGACTTGTTGCGGAAGGTGGCCGTCTTGTAGGTGTGGTGGAAGTCGACGCCAAGCTTGTAGCGTTCGTCCAACGCGATCAGATCGGACCAGAACGTTTGCGCGGCAACGCACGTCAAGGTGCGTTCGAACACCGGGATCGTGGTGCCCGGGTAGTCGCGCGCGGCTTTGACCGCGCGCCCGGTGAACCCTTTGGTTTTCCCGCTGCGTCGACCCGCGGAAGAGACCTTTCGCTTGGCCGGCGAATGCACGAGCTCCCGTTGCTGGTCGAAGAGATCCGCGAGGAATGCGTCGACTGCACGGGGAAAAGCCTCACGGCGATTCTTCTCCTCGAGCAGCCGTTGCACCTTACGGGGTGTCATTCGGTCCGCCCCCCGCGATGATCAAGACGATCACGAGTACCGCGAACCACGCGATCAAGAACCAACCCCAACCCGGCATTACGGCAAGACCACCCGCAAAGGTTCGTCCCCGTCGTCGGGCTCTTCTATCCCGTCTGCGGGAACGTAGCCGCCCGTGGAAAGCGCGCGACGCGAGACCGCGTGCGGATGCCCGCTCTTGTGCTTCGGCGCCGTGGACGGCGTGTAGATAGCTTGCAAGTACGGGTTGTACACGTGCGGACGGGAATGCAGGAGTGCCCGGCCCGAGTCGGTTAAAGAGGTTACGACCAGCATACGGGCCTCCCCTTGCAACGCGTTGAGCAGGCGTCGCGCGATACCGAGGCGACGATACAAACGCTTGACGTACACGTAGTGGGCAATCGCTTGGTCGCCTACGATCGAATCCGCCCTTTGTCCGCACACCCATCCGTAAATCTTGGTCGGGTCCTCCACCGAGCACGCGACCAGCCATGTGCACTTCGCTTCCGGGTCTAACAACCGCTCGATTGTTAGGTGTTGCCAAAAGAAATAGATTTGCGAAGCCACGCCCGCGGTCGCCTTACACTTGCGTCCGGAGCGAAGCCAATCGGAGAAGATCGAGTTGTGGTCGTCGCGGTTGACGACGCGAAGTTTATAGCCGGCGGGGACGGTCATGTTCGAAGTTTCCTCTTGCTGCGCATACGCTCTAACTCCGCGACCAGTTGGTCCTCCAGGTCGTCGTCGCTGAGCACGGCCATCTGGGTTTCGTCCACCTCACGTCCGATCGTGATCGTGCGTTCGAACGCCCCGACTAACGCCGCAAACTTTTTTGCATCGGCCGGCGACATGGCTTCGGGTTTCGGCCCTTTCTGTCGGGCCTCCATGAACGCGAGCTCCGTTTCGATGATCCGGTGCGCTTGCGACAACACCGTATGAATCGGGGACTCGACGTAAGCCGTGGGGGCCATGTCCGCGACCGCGGCGACTTCGGCGAGTGCCTTACGTCGTCGGGCTAACCGCGTGGGTTTTCCGCTCGTCAACGGAACCTCTTATGTAAGCCGTGCGACTTGAGCATGTTCCGGGTCTGCTTCAAACACTTTAGACGGCAGTTGCGCGTATCGACCCCGTAGCGCTCTTGTATTTCGTTCCAGTCGAAACCTTCGCAACGGGCAGCCAACAAGAAACGGTCGCCTCTAACCCGGTAGCGCGTTTCGTCTAACCACTCGTACAGCAGTCGGAACAACTCGGCGGATCCGGTGTAGACGCCTTTCTTGGTCGCTTGCATGGTCGAATGCCAGTGCTGGACCAAGCGGGTATTCATGGGATTTGCGTAGGGCTCGATGTCGACGAACCCCGAATCCCTTAGTTTCCCGTACCACTCCGCCTCGAGGGCCGCGTGCGTCGATTTGATTTTGTCGCGCGCGAACCGGGTCGTGCCGTGTCGTGTCGACGGCATCGTTACGCGTCCGTCGCTTCGTCGGGCAACGGTTCCACGTACCGATTCGGATCCGCTTTGTGGAGGCGACCGTCCGCCCACACCTTGCGCTGGGCCACGGTGAAATAGTCCAACATGCAGATGGCTTCCGCGAGGTCGTGCGTCGTAGCTAGCCCGTATTGGTTGGCTACGCGATCAACCGCGGCTTGCTTCAAGGCTTCCCGGCCCGCGGGTAGTGGTACCCCGAGCGTCGCGCATCGCCATTTACTCGGCGTGACGTATTGGGTGTCGTGCGGGTGGGCCAAGTTGAGGTCGTGCAACAGTCCTTCCAGGCACCCGATCGCACGGCCCAAATGACGAGCGGTGCCACGATAATTAGCATTCTCAACAACGAGGAGAACCCTCTGGTCCTTACCGACATAATCCGCGATCCACGTGCTCAAATCGTCGTGCATGCGCGGTTCGAAGACCCACCCGGAAAACTGGAAGTCGGGCGCGCGTAGGGTCTCGTATCTCGTGTATCGGAGGCCCGCAGTAAGGCGAGCGGCTACTCCACAATCCCCGACGGCGGCCGGGTCTAGGGCAATGATCGCCGCCGCGGCGTAATCGGATCGGCGGATTTTTGGGCGGTGTGCGGCCAAAGGGTTCTCTCGCCCTTTGACCGACTTGGTTACGCGACTACGCTAGACCGCCATGTTCAAAACCCATGGCTACCAACCACTAGGCGACGAGTGCCCCCGACCCGAAGCCGTCTACTACCGGGCGCTCCCCGACGACTACGAGGTTTGCGTGTACCGCATGATGCTAGGCAACTGGCGCGTCTGCTACGGCGAGCAAGGCGCTTGGGGTGGCATCGTTCGCGCGTTCTGCTACCGCGATCCCGAGCTGGCGATACGTGCGGCCAGCGAATGGAACGGTGAAGGGGATCCGTTGCTCGGATGGCACCGCGACATAATGGGCAACCGTGCGCGCCCCGACGGCGACCCGGAACGGGAAGAGATCGGCGGACGACCACGTAGGAGCGCGGCCCAATGAACGACCGCCTACGCAAAGTCTACTTGGGGGACGGCGCCTATGCCCAGTACGACGGTTTCGCAATCACTCTAACCACATCTAACGGTATGCGAGACACTAACACCATAGTGCTAGAGCCCGAGGTACAGAAAGCGTTCTGGCGCTACATGCTGACCATCGTCGCGGAAACCGAAGAGAAGGCCGAGGAGGACCCGTATGTACACGAAGAGTGAAACGGACCTTGTGTATGAACCTTACAACGACATCGACAACTCGTTGCTCGATCTACTCGAACGCGTATTTGTGCGACGCATCGAAAACCCCGGTACCCCCGCCGATCACCGGGTGCAGATAGAATCACATCTGGGTCGACTACGCGCCGTAAAGACCGAACGACAGAAAGGGAGAAGCTGACGTAATGTATTTCGCAAAAGAGGGTGAGACACTAACGCCGGGGAAAGAGCCCCACCACGCCCCCGGGGTTCGGGGTTACGCCGTAGAACGAGACGGGAAGATATACATACCTCTGGTCATCGCGGACCAAGAGGGTAACGGGGATGTGGGTCGTTGGATCGATGGTCTGCCGAAAGATCGCGACATCATATTCCCCACAATACTCAACCAACGTCTCGGGGCGATGCTGCTACGGCGGGGATTTTTCCTGTGCGACCACGAAGCCCAACCCGCGATCGGCCGGGGACCCGGGGTCAAGCAGCACCCGCGCGCGGACATCGACGGTCGCACGACCCGGCGTGCAATGTCGTTGGCCGCCCAACTGTTGCAAATCGCATCCGAGGAAATCGAGGACCCGGAGTCATTCGAAACGTTCCATACGTCTCTAGTGTCCACGTTGCTCGTGATCCCCCTCAATGGATTGGACGACACCGCACGGGGCAACATATTAAGAAAATGGGCAGAGGTACTTCCCCGTATCCCGCGGCTCACACGCGACATCGCGGAGGACCTCGGGGTCCCCGTACCCCCGGGGACCTTCTAGCCTTACAACCCCTGTATTGAGTCCCCGACGCGACGGTCCCCCGCGTCGACCAATGCTTGGATGAGGTAGCCGATCGCCTCGGCGCACTGCGGAACCACGGCGTTCCCTAGAGCGGTGATTCGAGCACGGTCCAATTTTCGGGGAACCCTAGATACCACTCGCACCATGTCGGGTTGAGCGGACCTCCAGCCAACGTATGGAGCGACGGTCGGATCGGACCCACGCCGTTCCCGATCCAACCCCCGCGGTTCGTCCCGTAGCGCTGCGCGGTCAACGTCGGCAACAGCGCCCGGTGCGATGGCCACCGCTGCATGTACGGCGCCAACAGGTTGGCTTTGCGCGTCAGCGTGGGCTGCAATGACGAAGACCCGTGCGCGTTCGTGCGGTGCTCCAACATCGACCGCCGCAAGCGGGACCGGAAGGCACGCATACCCTTCGAGTTCCAGCCCCTCAACGATCTGGTCAACCCACTTATACGCGCCGCTGGAGACGTTTTCGACGACGACCCATCCGGGACGTAGCTCGGTGACGACTCGGAGGAATTCGAACCACAAGCCGCTGTTAGTGCCTCCCAAACCCGCGCGCTTGCCTGCGCTACTAACGTCTTGGCACGGGAATCCTCCGCAGATGAGATCAACGGGGACCAAGTCACGGGAACTAACATGTCGGACATCATCGAACCTCGATGCATCGGGCCAGTGCTTCGCGAGTACCGCGCGACAGAACGGATCGCGTTCTACCTGCCAGATCGTGTGTCCGAGTCCGGCCCATTCGAGCCCGAGCTCCAAGCCCCCGATCCCGGAAAACAACGATCCAATCCTCACGCCGCCGCCTCGTCGAATAGATCGTAGACGGGGGCGGACGGTTGCCCGAAGATCTCTTGATCGACTACGGGTGTAATCGGCGTTAGGAACCCGCACGAGCCCCGTTTGAAAAACGCGGTGCCGCCCGTGGCTCCGCTCTTGTTCTTGGCGACCCGGGCTTCCAAGCGTTGGTCTTCGTGCGCGCGCAGTAGAACCACGACCTCGGCCGAGTTTTCGAGATTCGACGAATCCCGCAGATCCCAAAGGGTCGGGAAGTGATCGGCTTCGTCGCGGTTCGGTCGGCGCAGTTGACACAACACCACTAAGACGAAACCGCGCTCGCGGGCCACGGCTTTCAACTCCTGGATCGTCAAACCGATCTGGTCCGTTTGCGACCACGCGGGTGTTTCCCCGTCGTACTGGACGAGTTGTATGTAGTCGATCACGACCATCCGGGGCGTGTGGCCGTCGGCAAAAGCTTGTTCGATCTCCCGCGCGATGTGCGAGAGACGGGAACGCCGGGGCGTGATCAACAGGACCTCGGAGAGCCGATGCCGGGGCATGGCTTCGACCCGTCGGGCGACTTCGTTCGGCGGATCTTCGAGCGAAACGTAGGCTCCCGGGGTTGAACACTCGGCGAGTAAACACAAACCGAAATAGCTCTTTCCCGCTCCTGTACGCCCTCCTACGACGATCAGGGTTCCCGGGGTGTTAGGACACGAGTCCAGCAGCGAAAGGCCGTAGGAGGTCACTGGGGCGGCGTAAGGGTCCTTGCGGACTTCGGCAACGACTTCGGAGAGGCGACGGATCATATTACGGGTCGATTCCTTTTGTGAGACGGGGCGACAACCGCTGGTTGAGAGCGCCCGGCGATCAGGCCGAGGCGAAGGGACCGGGGAAAAGCTGGGCGTAAGCGTCGTGTATGACGACCGGGGCGATCACCCGGTATGACTCGCCGTCGTTCGGAGCCGCGACCGAGGCCACTACGCCGTCGCGACTACGTAGCCCGGGGTGCAACGATCCCGAGATGGATAGGACCACGACGTTATCCGTAAGCCGTGCGTCGAAGCGGTAGCCCAAGGCGATCAAGATCTCTGCACACTTACCGGCGAGTCCGGGGACCGCGACGGGGATCGGATTCACGGGGACCTTACGGTCGGGACGGTACTCGGTGAACACTACGATCACGTCGTCGGCGGTCGTCATACGTCCACTCTGGTCCCCGTTCCCGTTCGGGCGCCAGTCGCCGCGGCCCGGCGTTTGGGTTGGACAATTCCGAGGACCTTTACCCCTAATTAAGATGATCGACTACCGATCATCTCGTTTTATAATTCTCAAGAACTATAAACGAAGTTGTAAAGCTACGAAGTAGACCCCCACTTCGCGGCCCCCCTTCCCAAGGGGGACCTTGAGGATCTGCAGATCTTTAGGGGTAGGTCCCGTAAACAGTCAAACCGAGAGCGCCCGGCGTTTAGATAACGGCGGCTTGACGCCGCGGTATACTGGGAATTATGGGTGTCCCCAACTTACCGATCGCGGGGAACTACAAACACAGTACCGACGACCACTATCGCCTCGACGGGATCCGTCCGGGTTGGCGTGCGTTTGTTTTGTGGGAGAAGTACCCTCACCTATTCCCCCCGTCCTGTCATGTCCAGATGAAAGAGGACCGCGCCCACGGGCGTTACACCGATCGCGAGGCCCGGTATGTGGACCGATCTAAGTAGCCAGATCGCCGAGCAGTTTGCACAGTTCCCGGGAACGTTGGATGTGTCCGACGCTTTAACCATCCGGGGACCCGAGCTGTTGGGGCGACACCGGTGCGAAGGCTTCTTAGACCTCGTGGCCGGCATAGCCGGGGAACGGGAAGAATGGACCATGCCCGCGCTGCTCGCCGCTCTGCGGCTCCCCTACGACCGTACAAACGTGGTCCGTATCGGCTTGGCCTTACGGGTCCTCGGGGGTTGGGTCGTGCGGCGGAAGCACGGGGGTGCACGAGTGTACAAACGTCTGTCTAACTAAACGCCGGATCGCGCGTCCTCGACGTTGTGGGTCCCCGCCCGTAGGTTCTTTTTCCCTATGGCGACCCGTTGGCAAACCCGGACGTTGATAAACACTTCGGATCGCGACGCGTGGTTACTCGCTCGAAAACTGTACCTAACGGCGTCGGACGTTCCCGCGGTGTTAGGGTTGGACCAACGCTCACGTCGCGCGGTGTTGCGTGACAAACTAACAACCGAGGTTCGACCCGAGCTCCGGATGGCCGCGGTCGCGGCGGGGCGTCACCTCGAGCAAGGTGTGCTCGATTGGTACTTGGCGGACCAAGCGTTGCCGGTGGAACTCGTGCGTCCGGTGCCGCTCATACAAAGCCCCGATTTCCCGTGGTTGGCGGCTACGCCCGATGCGGTAGTCGACGGCGAACCCGCGGAGGTCAAGGTCGCGATGTGGCAGTCACGACCGAACTGGCACGCGGTAACACGTTCGACGAAAGGCTGGCCCCGAGGCTTCGAGCTGCCGATCGCGTGTCAACGTAACGTCGAAGCTTGCCCGGTCCCCGCGTCCCCGAAAGAACAAGGTCCCGCCGCGGAATGGCGCGGGCTTACACGCATACAACTTAACGAAGTGCTTCCGAAAATGGGTCCCCCGGAAGCTCCGCTCAAGTATTGGGTGCAACTCCTAGTCCAGATGCACGTGTTGGGATCGGACTACGGAACCTTGGTGTCGCTTCAAGGCGGCACGAATCGTTACGACCTGACCTATGAGATTGACCTGGGCTTCCAAGCTTGGATGTTCGGGGAGTTAGAAAGGTTTCGTGCAGAATGGAAAACGCTGGTTTAAATTTTTTGAATCAAGGTCCCGTGCCGTCAACGGACGTACCTTGGGGTAAGCCCAATGATATTTACCATCCCCGTCTCGGAGTGTTCAAAGCGATCCATAAGGTTTCGGCGGAGTTGTCGAAGTTGGGGATCGACAAGCGTTCAAAGAACGCGGCCCAAGGGTTCAACTTCCGCGGCATCGACGACGTGCTTAACGTGTTGTCGGCACAGCTGGTTGACGCCGGATTGATAATCTTGCCGTTCGTGGTGAACCGGATACAAACCGAGCGAACCACCAAGGCGGGCTCGACGCAATACCACGTCTCGTTGCTGGTCGACTTCCACCTAACAGCGGTGGAGGACGGATCGGTAAGTGTCGTGCGGATGGCCGGCGAAGCCGCGGACACCGCTGACAAAGCTACGTCCAAGGCCATGTCGATGGCCTACAAATACATGGCGTTCGATACGTTCTGCATACCCGTAGCCGGCTTGGACGACGCGGATGCTACATCCCCCGAGGCCACGTATAAGGCGCCGCCCCAAGGCCGCACGATTACGCCCACGATCATCGAACAGATCGCGTTGGCGAAGGACCTCGACGCGTTGTTGGCGTTGAAACAACAGGTCGCGAAGTACGCCAAGGATCCCGACTGGAAAGAAATCAAGGCGGCGTATGCGGCCAAGCACGGCGAATACACCGCACAGAAAGAGGCAGCGTAAATGGCACGACCCACCCACCGCGTAACGATTTCCCGTAAAGACGGGGAAGAGATCACCTTTACCGACTACAAAGGGAATACGGTCACCAAGAAGTATTGTCCGATCGGCGCGTTGTTCCCGTCGAAGATCGAAGGGGGCTTTACGCTCGCCCTCGAGAAGAAAGTGACGCTGGACCCCGAGACCGTATGGGTCAACGTCTACCCGCAGAAAGAACGGGAAGAGTCCACGTCGGACGCGGCCGAACCGAAGTCCGGCGCCCGTTCACGCGTGCGGACTAAGACGGCGCCCGCGGCGGATCCGTTGTTCGACGGCGACGGCCTCCCCGACTGAGACGCAACCCCGAACCCTCTAGGTCCGCCGTGGAATACCTATCAACAGATTTGTCTGCGATGCGTTCCCGCCTAGAGGCTGCCCCACACGCCCCGGTCGGGTTGGACACTGAGATGTCCGGACGGGAAGTGAAGGGACGACAAAGCACGTGGTTGGATTGGTACTCGGCGACGCTTACCGGTTTCTCGGTGGCGGTCGGAGAGGTCTGCGCGTACTTCCCGGTGGGCCATACGGAAGGCCCGAACGTCGACCTTGAGGAGGCCCTTGCGTTCCTAACGTATCTGGTCGGCACGTACGCCGATCGTCGCATCTGGGCACACAATCTCAAGGCCGAGCTCCAGATTCTAAAGAACGTTGGCGTACTCGTTCCGTATGCCGCGCACGGACGTTTGTGCTGCTCGCAAGTAGCCGCGTGGCTTACGGGTTGGGGGTCGGACCATAAGGCGTTGGCGCTCAAGAAATTGGCGGTCGCGCGGGGCTTCGCGAAGGGCGACGACTTCCGGGCGTTGGCGAAGGGACGGCAAGCGCGGGACATTCCCGTCGCGGAGATGGCCCCGTATGCCGCGCGGGACGCGGTGTTGACGCTTCGCCTCGGGGAAGACGCCTACCAAGCCCTTGGGCGCCAAGGGTTGCTCGAACACTTCCACGACCTCGACTTACCCTTGGTCGAGGTGTGTCGGTCCATCGAAGAATGGGGGACCCCGGTGGACACCGCCCGGGTTCGCGAGCAGATGGAACGGTTGGCCGGCGAACGTGATCGTCTCGCGGCCGAGTTCCAGGAGTTGACGACTACGGGTGTACTCCTTCCCGTCCGGACCAAAGAACCCACCGGCGAATACTACAAGAACGGGAATCCCAAGATGCACGTAGTCGAACGCCCGCAAGCGTTCAACCTCGGGGCGGCGGTGTCGAACGATCGTCAGGTGGCACGGTGGGCCTACGAAGAGTTGAAGGTCTGGCCGAAAGCGGGCCTCAAGATCAACGGGTCCAAGCATTACCCGGTGGATAAGGAAACGCTCGAGCGGTTCCTAACGGTCCCCGGACTCGGCGGTCGCCTCGCACAGATTCGGTTGGATTGGTCGTGGCGCGACAAGCTGGTCAAGACCTACCTAACGCCGTTGCTCGCGTTGCCTCCGCAGTATGCCGACGGGTTGCTACACACGTCGTTGCATCTCACGGGAACCCAGACGCAAAGGTTTTCGAGCTCCAACCCCAACCTGCAAAACGTGCCGTCACGTACGGAAGAGGGGCGCGCGATTCGTAAGGCGTTGATCGCGCGGCCCGGTTGGCGGTTCATCATCTACGACTATTCGCAAATCGAGTTGCGGATCATGGCCCACCTTTCCCGCGACCCGGAAATGATGGCTTGCTACTGGTTGGACCTCGACATCCACCAAGCGACGTTGGACGAGATGTTGCGCACGTGGGCCGAGGCGAAGCGCGTCAACGCCAAGACCACGAACTTTTCCACGATCTATCGCATCTCCCCGCCCGCGTTGGCCGTCAAGATGCGGGTGTCGGTGGAGGACGCCGAGCGTTCGATTGAAGCCTTTTTCAAGCGGTTCCAACTCGTCAGCACCTACCACAACGCGGCGATCGAATACGCCCGTACGCACGGCTACGCGCGGACCATCGACGGGTTTCGGCGAACGTTGGACGTAACGCCCAAGTGGAACCACCGCACCCGTAAAAAAGAGATGCCGTGGCACGTGGCGAACGAAGCGATCAACACGCCGATCCAAGGTTCCGCTGCGGGCTTGTGTAAGCGGGCCATGCTCGCCATGTGGCGCCGGTGGGTCGAGACCGGGGAATACGGGAAGCGGGTCAATCTCGCGGGACAAGAGCACGACGCGATCATTGTCGAGGCTCGCGACGACTTCGCGGACGAAGCATCCGCGCACATGAAACTGGATATGGAATCAGCTCTAACCTTACGGGTCCCGATCATCGCTGAGGGTGGTTCGGGGCCGTCGTGGGGCGAAGCCAAGGCCGCGTAAAGGACACAGCACACACATGACCATCTCACGACAAGACCTCCAGAACTGGTTTAGCTACCACCCACCCCGTGACGACCAACAGACGGCGGCTTACGAAGAGCTGCGGGCGTTGGGCTACCAGATGGCCACGGCGATCGTCGATCTGACACCCCCGGGTCCCGACCAGTCGGCGGCGATTCGGAAGTTGCGCGAGTGCATCATGACGGCGAACGCGGCCATCGCGTGCGGAGATGAGCCGTGAGCGAAGACCGACCGCGGATCGCGGTGGATTTCGACGGCGTACTCCACTCGTATGCCCAAGGCTTTACGGGTGCGTGCGACCTTCCGGGCGAGCCCATCCGTGGGGCGCGGGAATGGATCGCGGCCGTGCAAAGCGCGGGCTACGACGTGATCGTGTACTCGTGCCGCGCGCGGTCGTTGGAGCAAGCGCGGGAAGACGACCCGGGCTCGACATGGGACCCGGGGGGTCGTGAGGCCATGCGTGAATGGCTGCATCGACACGGTTTCCCGCCGTTGCCCATCACGGGCACGAAGCCGGCGGCGACCGTGTACCTCGACGATCGGGCGTTGGCCTTTCGGGGTACATTCCCGTCGCTCGAAAAGTTGGCACGGTTCAAGCCGTGGCAAACGTCGGACGCGATGGCTCGCGCGTGGGGTGACACTACTGACAAGCCCCAAGAGATTCTGTCCCCGCAAGCGATCACTGACTTCGTTCGTGCGGTGTTCGGCGGGGTGATCCGCTTCGACCCGTGCGCGACGCGAGACCCTCGAGACACCGTCAAGGCGTCGGTGCGCTTGTACGGTCCGCCCGAAGCCGACGGCCTAAAGGCCAACTGGATCAAATATGCCTATGTCAATCCGCCGTTCCGCGAGTTACGCAAGTGGCTAGCTAAAGCGTGCGTCGAAGCCGAGCGCGGAGTGAAGATCGCGCTATTGGCCCCGGTGCGTTCGCGGTCGGAGTGGTGGCGCGAAGCACGATCGTGCGCACTGCGATGTGGCGGAGTAGTGGAGCTAAACCGGGTAGCTTTCGTCGGCTACGGCGACGCGTTCCCGGATTCGTTAGTTCTACTATTTTTCAATGTAAGCAGAGATCGGATTCAAGACGTGCTCACTGAGCATAAGCTCGGCGCGATTCTGTAATTTGAAACCTCGACTTCGTGCCGGACTATGCACACGATAACGCCCCACCCACTCGCGGCGGTGGGGGCATGGTTTGGCACGGGGCTTCCTACTACTACATGTAGTCACACTACCTGACATCTCGGTCACTATTCCAGTTTCTATCACGAAGGATGTCCAAGCCCGTGGATCAGCTAAGGTATAACCACGACAAGCCACGTCTCTCCTATCTGTATGCTAACTATCTGGCGCTACACCGATTCGACGAACATTTTTCCAATGCGGACGGCGGCGCGTCCCGGGTGTTGGAGTCGACCTCGTTATTCCTCGCGCGAGGATGGCCTGGGGATGGGTGGGCGCCTCTAGTCGACGCGTGCACGGCGCTGCTGGTCTTGATCGAGCGTGACCACGACTCGACGTGGGAATCGCAGACCGAGGATGCCTACGAGTTCTTGGCGCGTTGTGAGCACGCCCAAGACGCCTACGGCCGGTTGTCGCTCGCCGGGGAACGAAAGTACGAACGGGGCAACTACCGCAAAGGGTTGCCCGTCACACACTACCTGGATTCGTTTCTAAGGCACCTGAACGCCTACCTACGGGGCGAAGCCCACGACGCGGAGACCGAGGCGGGACACCTGGTTGCGGCGTTCTGGAACGGCTGGCAAGCGCTCAATCAGCCCAAGTGGCGTGATGATCGTCTGCCCGCGGTTCAAGGACCCCCGACCCCGACGTTGACCATCGAAGACGCCTACCCGCGGCCCGCGACCGTACCGGGGGCCGTCTATGCCTAGCGGCGGGGACCTTAAATCCAAGTGGTTTTTCACCGACTCGCGTTCACGGGAACGGGACATGCGCGTCGAAATGCGGATTCGTATTCGTGCCGTAAGCGGGCGACCCGTGGCCACTGATGGGGTCCCGGTGGTCTCGGAGCCCGACCCGGAATCCGGCGATCAACTGTTGTCGATCGTCGGGCTCGCGGAGTTGATGTCGTGCATCCACGCGTGGGGTTGCCCGGTGACGATATCGCCCCCGGAAGGGGCGTTGCCGTGGCAGCTGGAGCTTGAGGACGGCGTGCACGAAGGGCGGGCCGCATGAGTGCCGGGGACCCCGCGACCCTCGCGAAGTACGTACTCACCAAGCGTCTGATGGACGTGCAATCCGTGGTGCGACTGTGCATCGACGGGCGCCATCCGGACATCGACATCCCCGAGCACCTCTGGGAACGCGCGGACGTGGAACTCTACATCGGTAGGGGTACTCGGCCGCGCATACAAAACCTGTACATCCACCCGATCGTCGGCATTACGGGAACCCTACGGATGCAATCCACGCCGTACCATTGTGTCCTGCCGTGGGCCGCGATCTACGGCATCGGCTCCCACATGTGGTGGGGCGAGATCCCCGAGTGTCAACGCGCGAAGTACGATC